AATTTTAATATAAAATATTTGGATATTTAAAATATAATACTTACTTTTGTATTATATAAATAACCAATAAATATATGAATATATATAAAAAATACATTAGCTCTATTATAGAGGGAATACTAATAGGATTATTATTGATAGTACTTACACCTTTAATATTATTAATTGCTATTATAATAAGTATTTTTATATACTTAGGTATAGTATTATCCTTAACTTATAAGGATCATAAAGTAGAATTTCAATATAATTATAATGAAAAAAATGAAGAAAAAAATATCAAGTAATGAAAAGTTTAAAAAGATTTTAGATATAAATAAAAGATATATAGACGCTTTATATACAGTTTTAAAACATAAGTATTCTTTATTTTTATTTTATAGTTATTTAAATACTGAGTTATCAATATGGTCTATAGGATCTTTAGTTATAAAATCATACCTTTCTTTAAAAGGAAAAGAAAAATTTTGTAAGTTTATAGATTTATTATTTCCTAAAAATAAAAAAGGTAAAGGTATTAAAGAAGCATACACAATTGTATATAAATAATATTTAAAAGTTTCAGATAGTATCTAATAACTATGACAGTGTACTTTTCATAAAAGCACTATAAATATTTGCAGGTAGTGGCAGGTGGTTTGCCTACAGTCTTCAAAACTGTTAAAATAGTGTCCAAAGCTATTAATGGGGGGTTCGATTCCTTCTGCCTGTGCTAAAGAATTTTAAATTCATGATTTTTGTTTATATGTTTAAAAGTGATGATACTATTATAGTACAGTTGTGATAACAGGATTATAATATAAAAGAGATATTATACTTTTCACTCTTTCAAATAAAAGAAAAGTTTTTTATTATTTATTTAAACTAGATATAAAAATGAGTAAAGAACAAAAAGTAATGGAAGCCTTCTATGAAGGATGTACATATAAAGAAATATCAAAAAAATGCGGTGTATCTAAAGCACGTGCTAAAGTAATAATAGAAAAGAAAGTTCCAGAACTTTATGATATAGTAAAAGACACTAAAAGATTTAAAGAATATAGAAATAATAATTCAACAATGTAATATATGGAATACACTTTTAATATAAAAGAAATGACTATTAGCAATTATGCTAAAGTATTTAATGAGGCTTTATATCCTTTAATATATCCATATTATCTTAGAGCAGGTTTAAGAGAAGAAGATTCTAAAAAAAGTATTACTATTCAAGTAGGAATACCTAAAGATAAAAACTTAGACAATGAAGATTGGGATATAGACTCTCCAACAGAGTACTCTTTCAAGGACTTAATTACTTTATATGGAGATACAGATAAAGAGGTTATTAATTTATTTGAAGAATTACAATTAGTAGAAAATTTAAAAAGAGGCTTTAGAAGCTTTTGAAAAAGATAATAATTATGAAATTAAGTAAAGAAGAAATAGCTTATAAAGTATGATGTACTAATGATATAAAATCTGTATTACCTTTAGATGTAGAAAAGATAAAAAAATACAATGATGTTCCTGTTAGTTGATGTACTGAATGTAACTCATTAATGGTTTATAATGTTCAAACTAATTTAGATAAAGATGTAAAATGTTATTGTAATAAATGTCATAGTACTTCTATAAAAGAAGGACATATAGAAGAATGGTTAAAATTAAATTAAAATAAAATAAAATAAATATGGGAAAAGTAATAGGTAAAGAAGTAATTTCTGCTGAAGAAAGAGTTAAACAATTAGAAAGTATGATGCAAAACTATGCACAAGAAAATCATAGATTAAAGTTACTACTAAATGAAAAAGGGGCAACAGTTAAATTAGATTATTTGTTTAGAATTTTACATACAAAAGAATCTTTTGATAAAGAAGATATTAAAAGAGTAACAAAGGAAATAGTAGAAATTCTATTAGGAGATTCAGAAAAAGAAGCTTCTTCAACTGAAGATAAAAAATAAAATAAATTATGAACCAATCTATAACAAGAATACCTTGTAGTATTACAAAGTTTTTTAAGTATTGGTTATTATTTACAGCTCCTCTTCATAAATTACAAAATAAAGAAATAGATGTTTTATCAATTATATTAAAGAAAAGATATGAATTATCTAAAATAATAACAGATCAATCCACTATTGATTCTTTTCTCTTTTCAAGGGATATAAGAGATCAAATACTAAAAGAGGCTAAAATAAAAAGTACAGTATGACATGTAGTTCTTTCTAAACTTAGAAAGAAAGGAATATTATTAAAAGATAGTAAATTAAATAAAAAGTATATACCAGACCTTTCTAAGGATAGTAATAAATTTGATTTTATGATAATATTTGATATTAATGATAATAAATAAAAGTGTAAAAAGGTATACTGACTTAATAGCCTCTATGATAGGCATAAATAAACAAGCTGCCTATATAGCATATATAAATTATTGAATGTTTATCAAAGAGACTGTAGAGAATTTACCTGACTTAGAAAATATAACAGAAGAAGAATTTAATAAATTAAAGTGTAATTTTAATGTTCTTAAAATAGGAAAGTTTACAACCAATTATAAGAAAATAAGAAAAACAGTAAAACATAATAAAATAATCAATGAAAGAATTAGTAGTAAAAAAAATTAAACCAATACATAATATAATTATATTAACAGCAGATAAATTTACTCAAGAAGAAATGCTAGCTGCTAGTAATGGTTTATTTATACCAAATAAAGAAGGTCAATTAAAACCTTATCAAACTATTGTAGAAGTATCTGAATCTATTGCTCATAGAGGTTTAGAAAAAGGAATGTTAGTAAGTATTACTTTTGAGAATTATAGGGAGTCTCTAACTCATGTAAAAGATTCTCTTAGACAATCTGTAGATGAATTCTATAATCCTGAATTTGTATATAACATACCTATAGTAGAAATAGGAGGTGTACCTCACTTGAAATTAAGAGATATAGACATTGAATATATTATAGATGATTATGAATATAAAGAAATAGAAACTAGCAATTTAATTACAGAAACTAAGAAAGATATAATTATTCCAAATAAAAATATTGTACTATAAATATATTATATAAGCTCTATTATTGTAATAAGTAATAGGGCTTTTTATTTAAAATAAAATAAACAAAAATGAATCTAATTAAATGAAAAGATAATAAGATAGAAATAGCTCCAGAAGCTTATGCTATTAAAGCTTTTAGAACTATTTGAAATAGTGATAAATCTAAAAGTAAAGAAAGAGCAACTTTGATTTTATCAATACTATATTTCATGTATGATCCAAGAAGTGAATATCAGTTTGAAATTGATGAAAATAATAGATTGAATACTATTAAAGAACATATAGGAATTGAAAGTAAATGAGAACCTGATAAGAATTTTAAAGATGCTATACCTGTATATAAGTATTTAACTAATACTACTTCTTCAAGAATGCTAGAATCCACTAGAAAGATTATAGAATCTACTAGAAAAAATCTAGAAGCTATGGATTTATCTGAAGTAAATATAGATAAAAGAGCGTATGCTGCTACAAATATTATAAACAGTTTAAAAGCTTCAACAGCTTTAATGATAGAAGTAGCTATAGCAGAGAAGAAAGTTTTTGCAGAAGTAGAAGAAAATGCTACTAAAATGAGAGGTAGTGGAACTAAAACTATAGGTGACGAAGGATTAAATAATTTATTTAATTAATGAGTATGCAATTTAATAAATATCAAACAGAATTAACAGAGGAATTAAAAGCAAAATATCCAGATGAAGTAATAAGAGAAACTATTGATTATTTAGAAAGTGTAGAATTTATTAAAAGATTAATATCTACAGATAGAAAGTATGCCAGGGATCTTGAAAGAGATTCTCAAGGAAGAATAATTGTAGATTTAGCTAATCCTCATATTATAGAGAATAGTGATTACTTTAGAGAAACTGCTATTCATTATGAAAAATATGGTTGTTTTACTAAACTAAGAGTAAATACTTCTCCTAAATCTGAATACATGAAATGATTTAAAAGAGAAATAGAAAGATGTTGAAAAGGAATGGTTAGACCTGAAGATGGGGAATGAATAACTGGAGATATGTACTTTTATTTAAATTATACTCCTTTTGAAATAATTAATAAAATTACTTTACCTAATGGAAAAATAAAGACTTCTAGAAGTGTAGGATTTCCTAAATTTTGGGAGGGTGTATATTGAAGATTTCATTATATGGACCAGGCAAGAAATGGAGGTATATATAATGACTTAAAAGGTAATCAGCACGGTGGAGAAATAGCAAGACGTGGAGCTTCAAAATCCTTTTGTGCTGCCTCTAAATTAACTAAAAACTTTATTTTAGGAATAGATGAAATAGAAAATACAAATGTAAAAAGTGTAGCTTTAGCAGATAATAAAGAGTTTTTAGGAGGTAAAGATGGTCTTTTAAAGAAATTTACTTCTATGGTAGATTGATTAATAGATAAGACTGAATTTCCAAATAAAAAATTAACTGATTCTTTCTCTGAAATGCTTTGGACTATGGGATGGAAAGATTCTATTTCAGGACAAAATAAAGGATCTTTAAATGAAGTTATGGGAATTTCTATTGCTGATAATCCTGATAAACCTCGTGGTAAAAGATGTGCTTATCAGATATATGAAGAGTTTGGATCTTTTCCTTCTTTTTTAGAAACTTATGCAATATCTCAACCTAATGTAGAATTAGGAGAAGATGTTTTTGGATTTTCTTATTTACATGGTACTGGAGGGTCAAAAGGATCTAATTTTCAAGGAGCTTTAGAAATGATAGATAATCCTACAGGATATAATATTTATGGACTGCCTAATATATATAACAAAAATTCAAATGGTAGTAAAAAAACTTTATTCTTCTTTCCTGAGTTTATTAATAGAGACTCAAGTAGTATGAATAAAGATGGAGTATCTGATGTAGTTTTAGCTATACTTTCAGAGTGTTCTAAAAGATATACTATAAAATATAATTCTTCTGATCCTAATGCTTTATCTCAAAGAAAGGCAGAACATCCTATTACTTTTGATGAGGCTATATTAAAGGTAGATACTTCTGTTTATCCTATAGAAGATCTTAAAAATAGATTAACTCAATTAGATAATAATCCTAATTATTTAAAAGATATGTGGATTGGTACACTAGAAATGAAAGATAGTGAAATAAAATTTGTACCAGACTATGAAGCAAAATTTATAGAAAACTTTCCACATAAAGATAATAAATTAGAAGGAGCTATTTGTATTAAAGCTATGCCTCAAAAAGATTCTAGTGGAAAAGTTCCAAGAGGTAGATATATAGCAGGAAGTGATCCTTATGATGATGATTCTTCTAGTACTCTTTCTTTAGGTTCTATATTAATACTAGATTTATGAACAGATGATATAGTTGCTGAATATACAGGAAGACCTAAATTTGCTAATGATTACTATGAAATATGTAGAAGACTACTATTGTTTTATAATGCAGAATGTAATTATGAAAATAATAAAAAAGGATTATACACATACTTTTCTACTTACAATTCAACTTACTTGTTATGTGATACTTTAGAGTATCTTAAAGATAAAGATGTAACTAAAGTTACATATGGTAATAAATCTAAAGGAACTGCTAATTATTCTAATACAAAAGCAGGAGGTATATCTTCTTATGGTAGAAGTTGTATAAGAAATTTTCTATTAAAACCTTATGAATTAAATACTATAGAAGTAATTGATGATGAAGAAAAAGAAGTTACTACTTCTATCCCTAATCTTTATAGAATAAAATATAAAGCATTACTTTCTGAATTATCTCTTTGAAATCCTGATGGTAACTTTGATAGACATGATGCTTTAGTTATGCTTATGTTATTAAGAGAAGATAAATTAAGAATGAATGGTGGTGCTTCTTCACCTAAAGAAGAAAAAGAGGATCCAAACTATTTAGGTAATGATGACTTTTTTAGTAAAAATTTTAAATCAAGTTATCAATACTAAATTAGTATAATATAGTTATTATATATAAGGGTCTAATTATTTTAAATTTAATTAGACTCTTGTTTATTTTATAATAAATATATTACTTTGTAAATTTAAAATTTAAAATTAAAATTAAGTACAATATGAGTGAGTTTAGAAAACTTCCTGTAGAAAAGTTATCTTTTAAAAAGAAAGATAAAAAATGAAGAAAAGAACATATTGACTGAGCTGAAAATTATATATGAAATTATGATTCTGTAATAAGAAAGCCTTTAAAAAATAAGATTATAAATTACAATCTTATTAATGGAAAGCTTGATATTAAAGATTTACAATTACTTATAAATCCCTATAATTATAAAGCTTCTTATATTCCAGATAATATACAACATTATCCTATAATAAATTCTAAATTAAATCTTCTTGCAGGAGAAGAATATGAAAGAAGATTTGATTATAGATTAATCATAACTAATCCTGAAGCTATTTCTGAAATAGAAGAAAATAGAAAAGCACAATGAATGCAAGATATATCTTCTTGAGCTACTAAAAATTCTCAATCTGAAGAAGAAGCTATGAGAGATCTTGAAAAGATTGAACAATATAATAAGTATGAATGACAAGATATAAGGGAAATAAGAGGAAACTATTTATTAAAACATTATATTAAAGAATTATCTATTCCTTTAAAGTTTAATGATGGTTTTTATGATGCAATGATTGCAGGTGAAGAAGCTTATCAATGTGATATAGTAGGAGGAGAACCTACATTTGAAAGAATAAATCCTTCTAAAATGATAGTAATTAAATCAGGATATTCTAATAGATTAGAGGATGCTGATATGATAGTATTATGAGATTATTGATCACCAGGTAAAATAATAGATAATTATTATGATGTTTTAGAGGAAAAACATATGAAGTATATAAATGATATACCTTTTTCTTCTAGTACAGATTCTATGGATAATGAAGATCCTAGACAAGGTTTTATTATGGCAGATGAAGATGCTATTGCAGTTAATGATGTTTCTTTATTTGAAGATACATTAACAGGAGGTAATGTAATATTTGATAATAATTATGTAGATAATTTTGGTAATATTAGAGTAATTAAATTATACTGAAAATCATATAGAAAAATTCTTAAAGTAAAATCTTACAATTTAGAAACAGGAGAAGAAGAATATAATTTTTATCCAGAAGATTATATTGTAGATGAAAAAATGGGAGAAGAAGCTACTCCATTATGGATTAATGAAGCTTGGGAAGGTACTAAAATAGGTAAAGAAATATATGTAAATATGAGACCTAAAATAGTTCAATATAATAGACTTTCTAATCCTTCAAGATGTCACTTTGGTATTGTAGGATCTGTTTATAATACTAATGATGGAAAGCCTTTTTCTATAGTTGATATGGCTAAACCTTATAATTATTTATATGATGTAGTACATGATAGATTAAATAAAAACTTAGCAACTAGCTGAGGTAAAATTGCTAATTTAGATTTAGCTTTAATTCCAGATAATTGGGAAATAGATAAATGAATGCACTTTGCTATAACAAGTAAAATAGCTGTAAGAGACTCTTTTAAAGAAGGTAAAAAAGGACAATCACTAGGTAAACTAGCAGGACCTAATGCTAGTCAATCTTCAGGATATTTAGATTTAAGTCAAGGAGATATTATACAACAAGATATTAATCTTCTTAGTTTTATAAAGATGGAAATGTCTGAAGTAATAGGTGTAACTTCTCAAAGAGAAGGTCAAATATCTAATAGAGAAACTGTAGGAGGAGTTGAAAGATCTGTATTACAATCTTCTCACGTTACAAAATGAATATTTGCTATACATGATGATGTTAAAAAAAGAGCTTTAGAATGTTTCCTAGAAACTGCAAAAATAGCTTTAAGAGGTAAAGTAAAGAAGTTTTCTTATATTCTTAATGATGGTCAATTAAAAGTAATGGATATTCCAGGTGATGAATTTGCAGAATGTGACTATGGTTTAGTATTAGATAATTCTGAAAATATTCAAAACTTTGTAGCTAAAATGGAAGCTTATTCTCAGGCTTTAATTCAGAATCAAATGATTTCTACTTCTACTCTTTTCAAGTTATGGGATGGTTCTTCTGTTTCTGATATTAGAAGAAGTATAGAACAAGATGAAAGACAAATTAAGCAACAAAGAGCAGAAGAAGCTGAAGCTCAAAATGAACAAGTAAGAGAAGAACTAGAAGCTAAAAAATATCTTGAAGAAGAAAAACTAAGAATAGAAGAAGATAAGAATATAAGAGATAATCAAACTAAAATTCTTATAGAAGAAATGAAAAATTATTCTAACCAATCTGAAATGGATATAGATGATGAATATGATCCTATAAAGAAAAAAGAGTTAGAAGAAAAGATAAGACAATTTAATGAGGAATTAAGACTTAAAAGAGAAAAATTAAATAAAGAAGTTTCTCTTAAATCTCAAGAATTAGAAATAAAAAGAAAACAAAGTAATAAACCAATTAATAATAAGTAATGAGTAATACATTTAATCTTGCAATTAAAAAAGTATCAGCAACTAAACCTGCAAGTAATCTTTTAAAAACTGCTTTAATACCTATTGTTCAAGAATGTGATAATTATACTACTACTCCTGAGCAATTATCTGCGTTATTAAAAGAACTTATAGGATTTAATACTCAAGCTGATTGAGAAGTTTCTGATAATACTGATCCTGCTTATATAAAACATAAGCCTACTATAATTTCACAAACTGATGTAGATACTTCAATTAAAGATTCTCTAAAAAATTATTATCTTAAAACTGAAACTCTAAGTACTAAAGAAATTAATACTGCTATTAGTAATTCTTTAAATGAGTTTAAAGTAGAAGTATTTAATAAAAATACATCTTTAAAAGTTGAAGAATTTGAATTAGATAATTTTGTAAATAGTTCTTATGATAGAGAATTAAATCAAAATATTACTTTAGTTGAAACTAATAAATCACTAAGTTTAAATAGTGTAGCTACTGTATGTACAGTAGGATTTACTAATACTTCTAATTCAGATATACAAATTACTATACCCAATAGTGGAAATAATAAATGTATGTTTGAAAACACAATATCTTTAAAAGCAGGAGCTTATGTAGAAATAGCAATGAAAGGAAGTGGAACTAAAAGAATATGAACATATTTAAAACAAATATAATATGGTAAATATAATAACTAACAATGATTCTTTTATTATAGATGATGGAAATACTTCCAATTCTTTTCTAAAGAATTCAGTTAATATATATTATAATAGTTTTAAAAACTCTTTAAATTTTTATTTAAACTTGAAAGACATTAATACATGCTCTTTAGTTTATGATTTAAATTTAATAACTATTGATGGTGTAAAATTAACTAATTCAAATATTTATAATCAACTAGATAAACTTTTTAAATAATTATGGTACAAATAAATATAAAGTCTAATTCTTTTACTATTATAGATGATAATGTTTCTATAATAAGTTCTATAAATACAACTTCTTATAGTGTATTTCCAACTAAAAATACTATAAGTTTTTGGAATACTAAAAGTCTTAAAACACTTGGAATTTATGAATTAGATGATACTTTAGTTAACTCTAAGCAATTAACTATTGATAATTATTCAGAAATATTAGATCCTATATTTAAGGTACAATCTGAAAATAGTATTAATGTTATAGATAATTTAGAGTCCACATCTACTACTGATGCTTTATCTGCTAATCAAGGAAATGTATTAAAGAATCTTTTTAATAAAAGAGATTATGTTTTAGAAGGAACTCAACTAAAAGATTTTCCTAATAAAACTCCTCAATTTGGAGATTTAACCTTTTTGACTAGTAATGGAAATCCTTCAGGAGAATTAGATAGAGTATATCAATATAATGGATTTAATTGGAGAGAAGTATCTAGTAATTATAATCTTATTTTCAAGGTTGTTCCTAATAAAGTGTCTGATGTAAAATCTTATATATCACCAGAACAAAGTACAGTAGATTTCTTTGAGGATTCAAATCTTGTTAAATCTAGTATTAGATCTACAAATAATAGTAAGCCAGTTATACTTTTAAAGTATGTAGATGGTATAGAAAAACTAAATGAAGATATATATACTTCTAATATAGAATGGTATGGAGCAAGTAATATAGATATTGATAATAAATTTAATCTAGGAACTACTGCTATTCAAGTCTATAATCAAGAAGAAGTTTCAAAGTTACCTACAGATAAAATTCCTGATTTTATATTTAAAAATAATACTTTAGGAGCAATACAATTTGGAGGTGGACATTTTAAAAACTTTACAGTACAAAACTTAAAATTAGTTGAAAATAGTTCTTTTTACTTACCTAGTAGTATAGATGGAGATATAGTATTAGATTCTATTGAATTTCCATCAGCTGATACTTCTTATATTAGTTTTGGATCTGTTAGAAGAAATTCTACCAATCCTTTTAATTTAAATGTAACTAAAGTTCCCTTGAAAGACATTCAATTAGATGTAAGATCTGATGATGGAACTATACAAGAAGCTAATATAAATATATCTGATATTAAACAAATAGATGAAGAAGAAATAACTGTAAATATCTCAGGAAATTTTAATTTAAAAACTTTTAATGTAGATTTTGATTATAGTAAAACTTCAGCTATTAATTTTTCTGAAGTAAAATTTGAGTCTCAAACACAATTAGATTCTATTATACAAGATTTCCTAGATAAGGGTTTTGGAAGTGCTAATATTAATAATTCTATAAAAGATTTAACAGAAGATATTAAAGGTTATATTCAAGAAAATAAATATTTAGCTGCTAACAATGGTACTCTGACAGATGCAACTTCAACTATTAAAGCAAATACTATTGTTAAGTACCCATTAGATACTACAAGAGTATATAGATTAAATAATTTAACAGAGGCATCTAAAGGAAGTATTAGTGGTTTTGTAATTGGAGACTATAAAACAGCTTCAGGCACTACAAGAAATGCTAGTATAACTTATTATAACCAAAAGATTTTAAGTGTAACTACTAATAGAAATTACCCTTATTTATCTTTGATGGTAAAATATGAAGACACAGGAAAATCCTATGATTGGACTGATACTTTTAAATTTGAAGATATTACAGATATACAGATTATTACTCTTAATATTATGGATTCAAACTTCTCGCCTTCTCAAGCTATGCTTGATAAATTAGAAGAAAGAAATATAAATGTTTATATACAATAATTTTATAATGAAAAGACATCATATATTAAGTAAAAAGAGTTATACCCTCCCTCCTTATAAGAAGGAGGGTATTTCTAAATTAAGAATGGAAATAAATATACCTTATGATATTTATTCTGGAGACAGAGCTTATATTACAGATAGGTATCTTAAAGATGATTGGGATTTAGATATTATAGATGGTACTTCTAATACTTCTAGTATTTTAGGAGGTACTTATCATTCAAGAATTATAGGAGAATATGAAGTATTATTAGAAAACTTAAAAGTTAGATATACTGATTCTGAAATAGTAAGACAATATAAACTAACACAAGAAAGTTTAGATATTTCTTCTATAAACAAAACTGTAGATGAATATGTAAAATTAAATGGTTATCCTTTATTTGCAGGAGAGTTTACAGATAAATTATTACCTTATTATAAGTTTTATAATTTACCAGAAGATTATAATAATTCTATACCTGAGAATTTATTTTCAAGAAAATATATAACTGATTATAAAGTAGAAAATAATAGATTACAACATGATTCTAATTATATTTCTTGATTCCTACCACCAGGATATGGAAACCTTAATACACAGTATATATTGAGTAAAAGCAGTCCTACATCTACTTTACAGAGTTATATGGTATATGGTAATGAAGGTGACTATACAGTAGAACCTAGTAGAATAGAAATAGGAACTGGTAATGAAAATACTTTTATAGGTCAAATAAATACTATACCTACAGGTGTACTGATAGTTATTTCTTCTGATGGAACTACTTTAGAGAATTTACCTAAAATTAAAATAGAAACTGGAAATTCACCTACTACTTGAAATACTCCTAAATATGAATATTTAGTAGATGGTTGAAGATGTGGTAAAAAAGAGGATTTTTTACAATTATTTGGTATGGTAGGAGAAAATCTATCAGTAGATAATTTAATTGAAAATCTTTTTGTATCTAAAACAAGTGAATTACCATGAGAAAATAATTGAGTATTAGAATCAGTTTCTAAAGATAATATAGGATCAAGACTTTTACCTTGTGGTCATAGACAAAATTCTACTGATGGTCCTATTATGGGTTATGGAGAAAGAATGGCTTTTAATGTAGGAAGAGCTGAAGGTAATACGGATGCTGCTACTCCTAGTTTATATTTTAATTTACAATCTTCTACTAATAGTAGTGGTAAATTAGTATTTGATAATGTTACTAATATAGATAATAAACCTTCAATTAAATTTTGATTAAGACACGTTAGATTTTTTAGACCTTTGTCAGATGAAGAATTAGGGTATAAATTATGGATAGATGAATATAGAGATAAAATAGTAGTAACTAGTTTATCAGAAAGTCAACCTAGTAATACTACTGAACTTGAAAAAGGATTATTAAGAGGACTTGCTGTTAGATGACTTGATAAGGATAAGAAAGAAATAGCTATACCATTATCAGAGTTACAAAAAGAAGTAAGTAAGACTAATAATAATGCAGAGTATGGATGATTAGGATTTAATAATTAAATAATTATGTGGGAAGAAGTAGTTGTAGGAGCAAGTGGTACTGTTATAGGAGGACTTGTTACTTATCTTATAGGTAGAAAGAAACAAAATGTTGAAACAAAATCTGTAGAATATGAAAATTTTCAACGTATGTTTGAGATTTATAAAAATAGTTTAGAACAATATAAAAAAGAATTAAAAGATGCTCATGATAGATTAAGTGATTATATCATAGAATCTAATAAAAGAGCAGAAATAAGTAAAAATAAAATAGAGAACCTTGAAAAGAGTAATGAAGATTTACAAAGAAAGATTCAAATAATCTCTAAACAAGTTTGTATGACAGAAAATTGTAGTCTGAGAACTTCTTTATCAAGTAAATAAATTTTAAAATAAAGGGAGAACTATTATGAATAAATATGTTATTATATGTGCAGTTATTGTACTAGGACTTTTAGTAGGAACTATTAAAGTTATAACCAAAGAAAATAAAAAACTCAAAGATCAAATAGAACTTTTAGATAATAATAATTATGCTTATGAGCAAGATATTATTTCTTTACAAGATTCTATAAATAGAGAAAGGGGTGTATATACTTTAACAATTAAGGAACTTAAAAACTCTCAGAATAATATTCTTAAAGAACTTGATGATACTAGAAAAGAATTAAAGATTAAAGATAAAGAGTTAGAACAAATGACTCATTTTAATGCTACTATTAAAACAGATACAGTTATTTCAATAACTAATATAATTAATGATAGTTGTGAATTTAATCTTAATATAGAGTATAATCCTCAAACAATATTTAAAGTATCTAATACTAAAATAAATGGTAAGGATTCTCTTAGACACAGTTCTGATATATCAGCAAGCTTTAATGCTTATTTATATACAAAATCTTCTTGAAAAGAACCTAATTTCTTTAAGAGATTATTTTTATTTAAATGGGGAAAGAAACTTACAGAAAAGAGTATTTTAAAATCTGATAATGACCTTATACAGATTAAAAATTTTAAAGTTATTAAAATAAAAGAGTAATGGGAATACAACAAGTTAAAGAGTTATTTACTAGTAAACCTTATGCTAAAAGAATGGGTGCAAAATTGATTTCTAAACAGTTTAATATTAATTTGGAAGATATTTTAGAATATAGAAAACAAAAAAAACAAGAGAAGGAGTATAATACCAAAATATTAATATTTGATATTGAAACTTCTCCCTTAAAAGCTTATGTATGATCAAGGTGGAAACAGAATATTTATTTAGAACAAACTATATCAGAATGATTTATGATTTCTTGAGCTGCTAAATGGTTAGGAGAAGATAAAGTATATTCTTCTGTTCTAACTCCTTCTGAAATAGCTGAAGAAAATGATAAAAGAATAGTTAAAGATCTTTGAAAATTATTAGATGAAGCTGATATAGTTATAGCTCATAATGGTAAAAGATTTGATGTTCCTAAAATAAATTCTAGGTTTATTCTAAATGGATGTCCTCCACCTTCTTTTTACAAACAAATAGATACTAAAGAAATAGCATCAAGACAATTTGGTTTCTCTTCTAATAAATTAGATGCACTTGCAGGATATTTTGGAATAAGACATAAAGATGATACTGTTTTTGAATTATGAAAAAATTGTATGAATGGAGATAAAGAATCTTTAAAATACATGGAAAAGTATAATAAAGGTGATGTTATAATACTTGAAAAAGTATATATAAAACTAAGACCTTGAATACCTTCTCATCCTAATTTAAACGTATATCATCAAGATGATACTTATAAATGTGTATCTTGTGCTTCTACTAATATAGTAGAGGATAAATTCTTTTATACTAACAGAAATAAATTTAAAACTTTTAGATGTAAGGATTGTGGTGCTTTGTCAAGAGAAACTAAAGGTCAACTAAAAAATAAATTATTAGTACCAATACCTAGATAAAATGAAATTACATATTAAAAGATATAAAGGAAAAGATTATAGTATAGGTAAACTTTATATAGATGGTGTTTACTTTTGTGATACTTTAGAAGATAAAGATAGAGGATTAGATCAAAATATGGATATAAGTAAAATAATGTCTATAAAAATAAAAGGAGAAACTGCAATACCTACAGGAACTTATGATATAGACATGAATAGAATATCACCTAAATATTCTGTATCTAATCAATATATAAAACTAGATTCTCAATACAAATTAGATCTTAAAGGAAGATTACCTTATTTAAAAAAAGTACCTGGATTTGAAGGAATTCTAATTCATATAGGTAATTGACCTAAAGATACAGATGGATGTATACTAGTTGGATATAATAAAACAAAAGGAATGGTGTCTGATTCTACTAATACTTTTATCAAATTATATAAGAAATTAAGAGAAGCTAGTGATAGATCAGAATCTATAAAAATAAAAATAGAATAATTTAGTTATTTAAATTAAATAATAGTTTATTAATTAATAATTAAGAGTATTGTAAATTTGAATAAAATATCTTTATTTTGCATCTTAAATTTAATTAATTAAAAAAGGGAGATTTTATGGAAATAGAAGATGAATTGAGTTTTGATATGCTAGGAAATGTTTCAGAAGATCCTAGTAATGTCGAAGAAAATTTAGAGACAGACTTAGACTTCTCTATAGAAGAAAATGATAAAGATCCAATAGAAGAAAATGTTAGTGAGGATTTTGAACTTCAAGAGAAAGAAATAGAGGAAGAAAAACAAGAGGAGGAAAAAAATACCACTTCTAAAGATGTAGATGGTAGTTCTCCCAATTTATATACTTCCATAGCCAAATCATTAAAGGAAGATGGTATTTTTGATTCTCTTGACTCTACTGAAATTGAAAATATTGAAGATGCTGATGCTTTAGCAGAATTATTTAATAAACAGTTAAGTAATATGTTAGATGAAAGACAAAAAAGAATTGAATCAGCATTAAGTAATGAAGTTCCAGTAGATGTAGTTCAATATCATGAACAAGTAATTAATTACTTAGATAATATTAGTGAAGATTCTCTTAAAGAAGAGAGTAAAGAAGCTGAAAAACTAAGAGGTCAATTAATAGTTCAAGACTTTCTAAATAGAGGATTTTCAAATGAAAGAGCAGAAAGAGAAGCTAAAAAATCTTTTGATGCAGGTACAGATATTGAAGATGCTTTAGATTCATTAAAAGAATGTAAAGAATTTTATACTAATTCCTATAATAATGAAATAGAAAATAGAAAAAAGATTAAAGAAGAAAAAGTAAAAGCTGAAAAAGAAGAGTCTAAAAAAATAGAAAAACTATTCTTGGAAGTAGAAGAACCTATAAAAGGAATTAAACTTACAGAAGCAGAAAGAAAAAAAGTCTTTAATCAGTATACTAAATTTATTGATAAATCTGAGGATAATAAACCTTTAAATGCTATTCAAAAATATGCTAAAGAGAATCCTGTTGAGTATCAATATAATATTAATCTTTTATACTATTTGACAAATGGATTTAATGATTTAGGAAATGTAATACAAAAGAAAGTAAAAACTGAAACTAAAAGTTCATTATCTAAATTAGATAAAGTTCTAAGAACTCCTTCTAATAACATTGGAAGTGGTGGAATAGATTTTGATTTAAGAGGTAATGATACTTCAAAAGATTCTTTTGATATAGATATAGACTTTAGTTAAAAATATTATAAACCAAATAAAATTATAGAATAAGATGGCATTAGGTAAATGGCAAACAAGAGAGTTCACATCATGAAAAGGATTAACACAATCTAATCACTTACATTCAATATATGGAGCTAATCAAAATAAAGGAAGTGAAGTAATGATTAGATTGATGGATCATAATCAAGGTAAATCTTTGGAAAGTTATCTTAGTAGATTTCCAACTAAATATTTTGATGATGATTCAGAAATAGTTTGGAAGCTTATAGGAGATTCTATGCAAAATGTAGCTCTTTATGAAGCTCAAGATGAAGATGGTAATATTATAGGTCCTACTGATATGGCAGGAAAAAACGGTAGTCCTTTTTATTTATTTTTTAGAGAAGATTTATTTGCAGATGGAACTACTTTATGAGGAGAAAAGAATGAAGTATATCCTCTTAGAGTGTTAGGAAATGGAGAACCTTATAATAATCTAGTAAGATATAAAGTAGAATTATTAGGAGGTATAACTTCAGGTATACCTGGTGAAGAAGTACAATTAGGAAAAAGATTCTCTCATGGACCTCAGTTTGTAGAAAATGGATTATCTAGAAAAGTTGGTGATTTAACCTTTTCTTCTCCTATTTCTATGAGAAATGAATTTTCTACTATAAGACTTCAACATAAGGTTTCTGGAGAAATGTATAATAAAAAAATTGCTTGTGGTATTCCTATCAAAAAGACTGATGCAAATGGAAAAAGTCAGGTACAAATTGCAAATAAATGGATGCTTTATGTAGAATGGGAATTGGAACAACAATTTTCTAGAGATAAAAACTTTTGTATTGTGTATGGTACTAGCAATAGAACTTCTAATGGTGAGTACCTAAATATTGGTAAATCAGGTAGAGAAATTAGAACAGGTGCAGGTATTAGAGAACAAATGCAATATGCTAATACTACTTATTATAATGAATTTGACTTAAGCCTAATTGAGGAAGCTTTATTTGATCTATCAATAGGTGTTGCAGATTTCAAGGACAGGGTTTTTGTATTAGAAACTGGAGAAAGAGGAGCTGCCTTATTTAGTAAAGCAGTATTAAATCAAGTATCTGGATGGAGTACATTCTTATTTAGTGCTAATAATCCTGCTGTTATTAGTAAAACACAATCTAATTTACATACTAATGCTTTATCAGCAGGATTTCAATTTGTTGAATATAAAGCACCAATGGGTGTAACTGTTAAAGTTAATGTTAATAATATGTATGATGATCCTGTAAGAAATAAAATTGAACATCCTTTGGGAGGTTTAGCAGAATCTTACAGATTTGATATTTATTATTTAGGAAGTACTGATGCACCTAATATTCAAATTGCTAGAGTTAAAAACTCTGGAGATATTAGAGGTATCAGAAGAGGTATGAGAGATCCTTTTAGTGGTGTTGAAGGAGGATTAATAGCAACAGATGAAGATGCTACTACAATTCATAGAATGACTACTTTAGGTGCTATGGTTCTAGATCCTAATAGAACTATTTCTTTAATACCTTCAGTTTTACACTAAAAGAAAAGTAATTTATTAAAAGTTTTATATTTCCCCTCAAACATTATATAGAGGGGAAATTATTTATTAATCATTAAAAGGGAGAAATAACAATTATGGAAGAATTAGATATTGATAATACAGAAGATACTTTGGTACAAATAAATAAACCAGTAAAAGATAAATCTAAAAAAGATTTAGATAGTGTAGAGGTGTCAAAAGAAAGTGAAGAAAAACTTATATGTTGTCTTAAAGATGAAAAAATAATAGTAAAATTCATACCTAGAGAAGGAGGTTTAATTTCAGATCCTAGACATGTTTTATTTGGAGGTTTAGGACCTAAATCTAAAATTAAATATACAGTACCTCAAGCTCCTTCAAAATCTTATGTACAAGTTTTAACACCTAGTGAACAAAGTTATTTAGAATATATAATGTTTCTACCTAAAGGATCTATGTCAGTTCATAATAAACAAAATAACTATTGGGCTAATAAAACAGTAGTGTTAACTAAAGAAGATAAGGTTTTAGATTTAAATGATCCTGAGGATTATATTAGTTATAAAATTTTATTAGCTAATAAAGACTTTATAGCACCTTCAGAAGAAGCTTTAAAAAAATATAGAAAAGGTACTTATAGATTTAAATTAGTAAGAGATTCTGAAGATCAAGACGTAGCTATTCAATCTTTAAATGTTACATCTAAAGCTTATAGACTATTTAGTGAAGTAAATTCAGATCCTGAAAAACTTTCTTTAATCATAGAATTATGTACAGGAAGATCTATAAAGGCTTCTGATGTAAAAACAATGTATGCACAAGTAGATAAGATTATTAGAGATATTCCTAAGAAATTTATTGAAACTATTGAAGATGAGTATTTAGATACTAAGTTATTAATTAATAAAGGTATAGAATCTGGACATATTAGAAAAAGAGGTAAATTCTATTATTTGACAGAAGGTAATAAACCTTTATGTACAGGAAGTCAAGAGCCTACTTTAAAGTCAGCTTGTGAATATCTTAATATGCCTAAATATCAAGAAGTAAAACTTTTGCTAGAAGCAAAAATAAAAGAATAAAAGATGACAAATTCAGAGCTTAGTTTAGAATTTAATATTCTATATAATAACATTATGTCTTTACAAGCTCCTGGCTTTGATGACTATGAAAAATCAGTTCTATTAACTAAAGCTCAGGAAGATGTTTTAAAGAACTATTTTAATCCTAAAGGTAATAAATATAAAGAAGGTTATAGTGATTCTATAAAGAGAGATACAGACTTTTCAAATATAATTAAAGTTATTAATATAAAAGGATCTTACTTAGAAGATTCCTTTTATAATAATACTTTAGCTTTTGAAAGACCTTCTGATTTATTTTTACCTATTAGTTATAAATTAAGAAGTTCCAAAGGAGGTGATATTATAGTAAAACCTCTTAAAGATATTGAGTTAGAAAGACTCTTTTCTAAGCCCTATAAAGAACCTTTTAAAGGTTATGCTTATAAAATAGATAACAGTTCTAATAAAAATATCTTTGAAATAATAGTAAGAAGTTCTGATTATAAAAATGAACAAATTCTCTACTTAAGATACCTAAGAAAACCTAGACCAATTATTTTAACTGATTTTGATAAGTTAGAAGAAGAATTAGGATTACCTTTAGGTACTTATTCAATTAATGGAGAAACTAAATATTCAGAAAGTGAGTTTGCAAATAATGATTCTTTATGTAGAGAAATTCTTGATAGAGCAGTTAATTTAGGTAAAATACATTATGAAAGTAGTACTGAAAACATAATACAATACTCTAACAACAATGAATAATAAAGAATTCTCAGAACAATTTGATACCTTACTTGATAGTTATAAATTAAGTAATGACTATGGATTAGATGAAAATCTATATGTTCTTAAACTTGATGAATATGAAAAGTCAATGTTTCTTAGTAATGCTCAAAATGATGTTATAATTGAATTATATACTGGAAGAGGTATTATTAATGAATCTTATGAACAATCTGAAGAACTCAGAAGGTATCTTTCTAATTTAAATGAAACAAAAGTAATAACAGAATTTATTTCTATAAATAATGGTTTAGCAGATAATTCATTTAAATGTGATATAGGAAATGATGTTTTATATATTACACAAGAACAATGTCAAATATCTTCAGATAATTCTTGTTTAAATAATAAATGAATAGATACTTTTCCCATAGAAAGAGATAATTATAATAGAACAAAAAATAACCCTTTTAAGAATAATAAAGTATGAAGAGTAGATTTAGCTATAGGATCTGTAGAACTTATATCTAAATTTACTTTATCTAAATATAAAGTAAGTTATATTAGAAAACCTAAACCTATAGTATTAGAAGATTTAAATGGTCTTACTGTAGAAGGTGTTTCTAATGCATCAGAGTGTGAATTACATATATTACTTCATAAGTATATTCTTGAAAAAGCTGTAATAGAAGCTATAAAATATATGGCTACTAAATTCAAATCAAATGAAGATAAAGAATAATTTTATTTGTTTAACCTAATATAAAAAATATAAAATGGCAAATTTTAGTGCAAATCAAGTAAGACAATTTTATGTTGTTTTAAGTAAAGCAGAATCTTTTGATGGAGATTTAAGTTCAGGATCTGCTATGGTTAAGAAAACCATAGATGATACTATTTACTTACATTATGTAACTCCAAATGGTAATGATGGTCCTATAGTAACAACTACTGATAAATTTCCACTTAAAAATATTGTAAGTGCTATAGCTAGTCCTGCTACCTCAAGAAAATTAAAAAGAGTTAGTCTATCTTTTGATCCTACTATTAATGGTGGTAATCCAATTGCAGGACAATTATATGCTATTTCTATTACTTTTTATGGATTAGGTGTAGGAGGTCCTGCTAATCAATATATAAAAATGCTAGGATCTTATAGAGCTAAAGAAGGAGATACTTCTACAATTGTTATGGCTGCCTTGAAGAAAGAAGCTGATGCTAATCTTAGTTCTGAACCTATTCAATATGCTACTATAACAGATCCTAAAGATGGTACTTTAGTAATTGAAGAAAAATTACAACCTTGAGTACTTGGAAAGAAACAGGCAGCTCCAATTAATTTTACTGTACAACCTATTCCTATTGAATTAAAAACAGCTTCAGGTAGTTATGGAGGTACTTATCCTTGAGCAGTAATAACAGACACTACTTCTACTAATACTAATGTTGTTAAAAATGGTAAGGAAGTAGCAGATATGGAATGATTCTATACAGGATTTAGAGCAGATAATATACGTGGATATAATTATCCTGATAATTTTGAAACTAAATATCTTGTAGATCCTTCTAAAGAATATGATGCTATTGATATTAAATATTTCTATGTTGGAGATAATGAAGATTCTGATAGATCAAATAAATACTTAACTTTAGTAGTACCAAAAGATGGTGCTTATCCTATTAAAACTCTTGTAGAGGATTTAGAAAAAGTAGGAGTACAAGTAAAAAGTTATTTGTAGTAATATAAAGCATAAGTAGGTAGGTAAAAATCTACTTATTTATGCTTTTATTTTTTTAATAAACACTATACTTATGGATATAAATAATTTTAGAGTTTCTCCTATTGGTGACTGTCTTGAAATATGAGTAGAAGTACCAGAAGGTCCTAGATATAAAAATATAGTTATAGATAAAATAGCTATACAAGATCATAACCATTATACTATTTCATATCCTGAAAAGCCTCAGGTAGAATTAACTTGTGACAGTCCTATAGATGATTTTAAAATCACTAATAATAAATCTGTAATTAAAAGACTATCTTTAAAAGATATAAGTAGATTAGGTATAGGCTATAATTCTATCTATTTTATGTACATAAAATCATCTGGTATTCCTGATGAATGTCATCCTATTAGTTGTTCTTGTCATAAAGATTTAGAAATAGCAGTAGCTTTAAATTTATATCCTTTATTTAATTTATCTGTAAAGCTAATAAATGATATAGAAAATAAATGTATAAATCATAGAGATAAATTAATAGATATATATCTTAAAGAACAGATGATTAAAGATGCTATTATGTTACAGGATTATACTCAAGCTATAGATATATGAAATAATATTTTACAAAATGATATTAAACAATCAAACTGTTTAGATCTATGTAATAATTCTTCTATTTCAAGTTACAATAACAATAGTTCAAATTGTAAAAGTTGTAAATAATGAATAATATAAATAAAGAAATACTTTATAATGGTAAATTTATATATGATTATCTTTCTGTTTATGGAGTAGATAGATATAATACAAAAAAAGATTTAATATTATTATCTCATATGAGAAATATATTAGAACTTAATTGCTATTATAATGTATTAAATGAATGTAGTATTAATAATATTTATTCTTTTATAAGTAAAATACTTAATAATAATCCACAGCTTAAATACTGTAGAATAAATGTAAATGACTATAAGAACTTAGGAAGTAAACAAAATATAGACACTTATAAAAGAATAGATAATTTAATTAATTAAGTATATGCCTTGTAATAAATGTAAAGATAAAACTAATATCAATCTAGTTCCTTCTATAGAAGAACTTAGAATGAGATTACAAAATTGTGGAAGTAGTTTAAGAGCTATTGATTTTAAGTATTTATTAGATTACTTACAATACTTAACAGATTGTTGTACTGGAAATATACCTAATATAGTTGAAGTTTTTGTATCTGAAAAGGGAGATTATATACTAGTAGAGGAAAACACAGAAGATGTATATACAGTTATAGCAACAGAAAATAATAGAGTAAAATAAATAATTTAAATAGATCTTATTAATATAATTTTAATA